TATTCGGCCAAGCCCTATGTCCTCTTTTACGTGACAAAGCGCGTGGGCGGGGGCGTGCAGAATTTCGACGCCGTCAAGCTGATGAAATTCGCCGCGAGCTGAGAGCGCGCCGCCCTCCTCCTTCGCTGGAGGAGGGCGGCTTTCGGCAGGAATGGAATGTCAATCACCATCATCACGTCCCCGGCGGCCGAGCCTCTCGGCCTGGCCGAGGCCAAGCAATTCCTCGATGTCGCCCATGACGACGAGGACGATCTCATCGCCGCGCTGATCGCCGCCGCGCGCGAAACGGTGGAGGCGGCCAGCGGGCGCGCGCTGATCGCGCGGCGCGTCGTCGAAACGCTCGATCAATGGAGCTTCGATCGCCGCGGCGCGCTTGCGTTTGCGCTCACGCCGGTTTCGGCGGTTTACGCCGTGCGCGTCGCCGGCCCCGATGGCGCGATGGCGACGCTGGAGTCCGGCGGCTACGCGCTCGATGCGGCCGGCGCGCGGCTTTGGTTTTCAACGCCGCCGCCTTCGCCCGCGTCTTCCATCGCCGGGATCGAGATCGAATACGAAGCAGGCTTCGGCGCGGCCGCGAGCGCCGTGCCTGAAGCGCTGCGTCAGGCCGTGCGGCTGACGCTCTCGGCCGCCTACGAAGATCGCCGCGGCGGCGCCGCGCTCCCGGAAGCCGCGCGCGGCCTGATCGGCGCGCTGCGCGTCCCGCGGCTTTAATCACCAGCAGAGAGGAACGAGCATGGCCGGCCAGAAAGGGCGCGAAGTGCTGCTCAAGATCAGCGACGGCGCGGGCGGGTTCACCACCGTCGCCGGCATTCGCGCCAAGACGATCTCGCTCAACGCCCGCACCGTAGACGGCACGAACGCCGATAGCGCCGACGCCTGGCGCGAACTGATCGCCGGCGCGGGCGTGAAATCCGCCGCCGTGCGCGGCGCGGGCGTGTTCAAGGACGCCGCCTCCGATGAACTCATCCGCGCCGCCTTCTTCGCGCAGAGCGCGCAGACATGGCGCCTGATCGTGCCGAATTTCGGCGTGCTGGAGGGCGCTTTCGTGATCGAGGCGCTGGAATATGCCGGCGACCACGATGGCGAAGTCTCATTCTCGATCGCGCTCGCCTCCGCCGGCGCGCTGAGCTTTTCCGCGTCATGAGCGGCCTGGCCAACGCCGCGCGCGGCGAAACGACGATTACGATCGACGGCGCTCCAGCCCGCCTGTGCCTTACGCTCGGCGCGCTGGCGCGGCTGGAGACGGCGTTCGAAACGGAATCGCTGTCCGAACTGGGCGAACGTCTGCGCCGGTTGACGGCGCAGGATCTGCTCATCGTTCTCGCGGCGCTGCTGGAAGGCGGCGGCGGCGCCACGCCGCGAGATCTCATGCATGCGCGCATCGATCCGGGCGAAGCGGCCCGCGCCGTGGCGCGCGCGATCGAACTGGCCTTCGATGCCTAGCGCGACGCCCTGGCCGGCCTGGTTCGCGCACGCCGTGCGCGCTGGAATCGCCCGGCCGGAGGAGTTCTGGGATTTGAGCGTGCGCGAATGGCGCGCGCTGACGGAAGAGTCCGCGCCGCGCCTTTCGCGCGCGGCGTTCGCCGCGCTCGCGGCGCATTATCCGGATGGAAAAGATGGCTGAAGACAGGATCGGCGCGGCGCTCACACGCGCGCAGAATGCGCTCGACCAGTTCGCGCGCGGGCCCGCGCAAGACGCGGCGGACGCGATCGGCGCGGCGTTCGACCGGGCAGGCGATCGCATCGCCGGCGCGCTCACCCGCGCGGCGGGCGATGGCGAAGATGCGTTCAAGCGCCTGGCCAAGACGATTTTAGAGGAGTTCGCGGCGCTGGCGCTCGACCGCGTGTTCGGATCGCCAGGGGCCGCCGCGCCGACGCCGTCCGCGCCAGCGGGCGGATTTGCGAGCGCCGCCGCCGCGCCGGTGACGGTGAACTTCCAGTTCGCCGCGGGCGCGGATGCGGCCAGCGTCAAGCGCAATCAGGCGCAGATCGCCGCGCAGGTGGCGCGGGCGGCGGCCTATGGGAGACGCAATCTGTGACCGCGTTCCATGAGGTGACGTTTCCGGTTTCGCTCGGCTTCGGCGCCAGCGGCGGGCCGGCGCGGCGCACGGAGATCGCCACGCTCGGTTCGGGCCGGGAAGAGCGCAACACGCCCTGGGCCCATGCGCGGCGGCGCTACGATGTCGGCTCCGCGGTCCGCACGCTCGACGATCTTCACGCCGTGATCGATTTTTTCGAGGCGCGGCGCGGGCGCTTATACGGCTTTCGCTTTCGCGACTTCACCGATTGGCGCTCCTGCGCGCCGAGCCAAACGCCGACCATGCTCGATCAGCCGCTCGGCGCGGGCGATGGCGAGACGGCCGCGTTCCAGCTCAGCAAAACCTATGGCGCGGCCGGCTTCGCTTATGTGCGCCCGATCCGCAAGCCGGTTGTGGGATCGGTGCTCGTCGCGATCGACGCCGCCGCGATCGCCGCGCCGGACTATGCCGTCGATACGGCGACCGGCGTGATTACGTTCGCCGTCCCGCCGGCGGCGGGCGCGGCGATCACGGCCGGCTTTGCGTTCGATACGCCGGTGCGGTTCGACGCCGATCAGCTTGATCTCAGCCTCGATGCGTTCGGCGCGGGGCGGCTCATTTCCATTCCCCTTATCGAAATCATCGTCTGATGCGCGCGATCCCGGAAGAGCTTGCCGCGCGCCTTGCGGGCGGGGCGACGACGCTCGCTTATCTCTGGCGCGTCGAGCGGCGCGACGGGGCGGTGTTCGGCTTCACCGATCACGACGAAGCCCTGACGATCGACGGCGTCGTTTATGAAGCGGCGACCGGCCTGATGGCCGGCGCAATCGAGAAGAGTCTCGGCCTGGCGATCGATACGGCGAGCGCGGAAGGCGCGCTCTCGTCGACCGCGATCGACGCGGGCGATCTGGCCGCCGGCCTGTGGGATGGCGCGCGCGTCGATATTTCCCGCGTCGATTGGAGCGATACGGCGCTGCGCGTGGCGCTCTTCGCCGGCCGGCTCGGCGAAATTCGCCGCGGCGAGGCGGGTTTCGCGGCCGAAATGCGCGGCCTGCAGGCGGCATACAACGCGCCGACCGGGCGCGTGTTTTCGCGCTTCTGCGACGCCGAACTCGGCGATGCGCGCTGCGCGGTCGATCTCGGCGCGCCGGCCTATCGCGGCGAAGGCGTGGTCAGCGACGTGATCGGCGCGGGCGCGTTCAAGGCGACCGGGCTCGATGCTTTCGCGCCCGGCTGGTTCACGCGCGGCGCGCTCACCTGGGCGAGCGGCGCGCGCGCGGAGATCGCCGCCCATCGCGCCGAAGCCGGCGTGATCCTCGAATTGGCGCGCCCGGCGCCGATCGCGACCGGCGCCGCTTTCATGGTGACCGCCGGCTGCGATAAGCGCCTGGAAACCTGCCGCGCCAAATTCGCGAATGTCCTCAATTTTCGCGGCTTTCCGCATATGCCGGGGAATGACGCGGTTCAGGCCGGCCCCGCGGAAGACGGCAATGACGGGCGCTCGCGATGGACGGATTAGGTACGCCGCCGTCCCGCGCCGCGATCGTCGCCGAAGCGCGCGATTGGATCGGCACGCCCTACCGCCATCAGGCCAGCTTCAAGGGCGCCGGCTGCGATTGCCTCGGCCTCGTGCGCGGGCTGTGGCGCGCCTTTTATGGGCCCGAGCCTGCCGAGGCGCCGCCCTATACGCCCGATTGGGCCGAGTTGCGCGGCGAAGAGACGCTCTATGCCGCCGCGCGCGCCTATCTGTGCGAAACCCCGCCCGCCGCGTGCGCGCCGGGCGACGTGCTTCTGTTCCGTATGCGGACGGATGCGCCGATGAAGCACGCCGCCATTCTCGCCGGCCCGGAGCGGATCATCCACGCCTATTGGGGCCGCGCCGTCGTCGAAAGCCGGCTTTCGCCGTGGTGGGGCGCGCGGCTGGCGGCGACGTTTTCGTTTCCCGGAGTGAGGTCATGGCCGAACTGATCCTGTCCCGCGCCGGCGCCGCGCTCGGCGACCGGATCGCGGGCGGCGCGTTTGCTTCGATCGGTGCGGCGCTGGGGCGAGCGGCCGGCGCCTATGTCGGCGGGCGCATCGATCAGGCGCTTTTCGGCGCCGACCAGCGCATCGTCGGCCCGCGCCTGACCGATTTTCACATCCAGGCTTCGACGGAAGGCGCCTCGATCCCCGCCATCTATGGCCGCGTGCGCATCGCCGGCGAAGTGATCTGGGCCGCGCGTTTCAAGGAGCATGTCGAGACACGCAAAGTCTCCGGCGGCAAGGGCGGGCCGAGCGCGAAAGTCACGACCTATCGCTACACGATCTCGTTCGCCGTCGGCCTGTGCGAAGGCGAGATCGCCGCGGTAACGCGCGCCTGGGCCAATGGCGAGCCGTTCGATCTCAGCGGCGTGGAATGCCGCGTCCATCGCGGCGCGGAGGATCAGGCGCCGGATGCGCTGATCGAAGCGATCGAAGGCGCGGAGAACGCGCCCGCCTATCGCGGCCTCGCCTATATCGTGTTCGAGGATTTGCCGCTCGACGCCTTCGGCGCGCGCATTCCCCAATTTTCGTTCGAAGTTGCGCGCACGCCCCCGCGCGCCAGCCCGGGCCTGGAAGACTTGGCGCAGGGCGTGTGCCTGATCCCGGGAACGGGCGAATTCGCCTATGCCAGCGAAGTGGTGCGCCATGTGATCGCCGACGGGCAGGAGGCGGCGGAGAATATGCACGCCGCGCAGGACCGCGCGAACCTCCTCGTTTCGCTCGATCAATTGCAGCGGGATTTGCCGCACTGCCGATCGGTGATGCTGGTCGTCGCCTGGTTCGGCACGGATTTGCGCTGCGGCGCATGCGAGATCCGCCCCGGCGTCGAGCTTGCGGCGAAGACGACGGCGCCGGTGACGTGGCGCGCCGGCGGGCTCACGCGCGAGGGCGCGCACCTGATCAGCCAGATCGGCGGGGCGCCCGCTTATGGCGGCACGCCATCGGACCGGGCGGTGATGCAGGCGATCGCCGCGCTGAAGGCGCGCGGGCTGCGCGTGTGTCTCTATCCGTTCGTGCTGATGGACGTGCCGGCCGGCAACGGCCTGCCCGATCCCTATGGCGGCGCCGAGCAGGGCGCCTATCCCTGGCGCGGGCGGATCACCTGCCACCCCGCGCCGGGCGCCGCCGGAACGGCGGATAAGACGAGCGCCGCCGCGGGGCAGATTGCTGCGTTCTTCGGCGTGGCGAGGCCGGGCGATTTCGCCGCGTCCGGCGATACGATCGCCTATTCGGGGCCGGCGGAATGGTCTTTCCGCCGCTTCATCCTGCACTACGCCAAGCTGGCGCAGGCGGCCGGCGGGGTGGACGCCTTCGTGCTCGGCTCCGAACTGCGCGGCCTGACCACAATCCGCAGCGATGCTTCAACCTACCCCGCGGTCGAGGCGCTGCGCGTGCTGGCGAACGACGTGCGCGGCATGCTCGGCGCCGGCGCGAAGCTGACCTATGGCGCGGATTGGTCGGAATATTTCGGCCATCAGCCTACGGATGGTTCCGGCGACGTCTTCTTTCATCTTGATCCGCTCTGGGCGGATGACGCGATCGACGCGGTCGGGCTCGATTGGTACGCCCCGCTCAGCGATTGGCGCGACGGCGCCGCGCACGCGGATGCGGCGATCGCGCCCTCGATCCACGATCCGGCCTATTTGCAGGCGCGCATCGAAGGCGGGGAGGATTACGATTGGTATTACGCCAGCGCGGCCGATCGCGATGCGCAGGCGCGCACGCCGATCACGGATGGCGCCTATGCCAAGCCCTGGATGTTCCGCGCCAAGGACGTGCGCGCCTGGTGGGCGAACGTGCATTACGATCGCCCCGGCGGCGCCGAGAGCGCCGCGCCGACGGCTTGGGTTCCGGCCGGCAAGCCGCTCTGGTTCGTCGAACTCGGCTGCCCGGCGATCGACAAGGGCGCCAACGCGCCGAACCTCTTCGTCGATCCCAAGAGCGCCGAGAGCGCGGCTCCGCCTTATTCTTCGCGCGCCCCGGACGATCTCATCCAGCGCCGGCTCATTGAAGCCTATCTGACCTATTGGGCCGAGGACGGCGCCAACAATCCCGTCTCGCCCGTTTATGGCGGGCCGATGATCGCGATGGATTTCACGCATTTGTGGGCGTGGGACGCACGCCCGTTTCCGTATTTCCCGGCGCGAACCGATCTGTGGACGGACGGATCGTCCTGGCGCGTGGGGCATTGGCTCAACGGGCGCGCCGGCGCGGCGCTGCTTGCGGATGTGGTGCGCGACCTTGCCGCGCGCGCGGGCGATGCGGCGGCGGAGACGGGCGGCCTCGCCGGCATCGTGCCGGGTTACGTCGCCGATGCGCCCTCAACCGCGCGGGCGCTGATCGAGCCGCTGATGGACGCATTCGGCTTCGCCGCGTGCGAACAGGATGGACGCATGCGCTTCTTCCATCCGCGCGCGGACCTCGCCGCGACGCTGACGCTCGACGCCGTGGCGCAGACCGATCAGGGGCGCATCGAGATCGTCCGCGCTGACGGCGCCGATGGCCCGGTCGAGGCGCGGGTGCGCTTCATCGATCCGGCGCGCGATTATCGCGTGGCGCTGGTTTCGGCGCGCCAGCGCGATGGCGCCGGAAAGGGCGTGGCCACGCTCGATGCGCCGCTATGCCTCGATGCGGATGTGGCCGGCGCGATCGCCGATCGCCTTCTGGCGGCGGCGAACGCCGAGATCGAAACGATCGGCGTCTCGCTGGCGCCGTCTCACCTGGCGCTGGAGCCGGGCGATCGCGTCGCGCTGGACGCGGGCGGCGGCGCGATCGTCTGCCGGCTGGAGAGCGTGGAGGCCGATCGCGCGCGGCTGGCGCCGGAGCCCGCGCCGTGGCGCGCGCCCGCTTTTGCGCCATCGCCCGCGCCGCCGGCTTCGGCGTCGATGCCGTCCGCTCCGGATTTCATGTTTCTCGATCTGCCGCCCTTGCCGATCGCGGAGGGCGACGATCGCCCGCTCGCCTCGGCCTATGCTTCGCCCTGGCCGGCCAGCATCGACGTGCTGGCGGGGCCGGACGAGACGCTGGCCAGCCTGCGCGCAATCATCGAGCGGCCGGCCATTTCCGGCCGGCTCACGGACGCGCTCGCACCCGGCCCGATCGGACGGTGGGATTTCGCCAATGTCTTGCGCGCGCGGCTGAGCGCGGGCGATCTCGCCAGCGTCACCCCCGCGGCGCTGCTCGAAGGCGCGAACGTCTTTGCGGTCGAAGGGCCGGGCGGGGAATGGGAAATCGTGCAGGCGCGGCGGATCGATCTGGTCGGCGAGGGCCTTTACGAGATGCGCGATCTGCTGCGCGGCCAGCAGGGTACGGAAGGGGCGATGAGCGCGGCGGCGGGCGCGCGCATCGTCGCGCTCGATGAGCGGCTGGCGCGCCTGTCCATGCGCCCGCATGAGGAAGGGGCCGACCTGGCCTTCGTGGCGGTCGCGACAGGGCGGACCGTGACCGATGCCGCCGCCGCCCATGCGGGCGCGCCCTGGCGGCGCATCTATGGCCGGCCGTTTTCGCCCTGCCATATCCGCGCCGCGCGCGGCCCTTCGGGCGACGTTTCGATCGCCTGGATACGCCGCGCCCGGCTGGGCGGGGATGCCTGGGCCGGCGCCGATCCCCCGCTTGGCGAAGAGCGCGAATCCTACATGGTCGAGATCGTCGAGGACGGGGTGGTGATTCGCACGCTGACCGTCTCGGCCCCGGCCGCGCTCTATGCCGCGGCTGACCAAATGACCGATTTTGGGACCCTTCCGCCCAGCCTGACGGTGCGGGTCGCACAAATTTCCGCGCGTTTCGGCGCCGGACAGCGACGAGAATCGACGATCTGGGTATAAAGCTTGCGCAACGCAGCGGAGGGCTTACCTCTCCAAAGCGCAAGAAAGGGGCGCGAGCAAAACGCTTGAGTTGGGATCCTTATGCGGCGCTCGGCGTAAGCAAGGGCGCCAGCGCCGACGACATTCGCAAAGCCTACCGCCAGCTCGCCAAGGAGCTGCACCCTGACGTGCGCCCGAACGACAAGGCCGCCGAAGAGAAGTTCAAGCGCGCCACGGCGGCGTTCAATCTCCTGAGCGACGCTGAAAACAAGGCCCGCTACGACCGCGGCGAGATCGACGCCGACGGCAACGAAAAGATCGTTCATCCGAGCGGTTTCCGTACGCGCACGACGCGCAACGGCGCCTATGCCGGCGCCGGCGAAAGCGTGTTCGATCTCGGCGACATCTTCTCCGATCTGTTCGGCTCGGGCGGCGGAACCAATACGCGCTCTTATGGCCGCATGCGCGGGCGCGATATCCGCTTCACGCTCGACATCGATTTTCTCGACGCCGTGAAGGGCGCCAAGCGGCGCGTGCAACTGGCCGAGGGCCGCACGCTCGACGTTTCGATCCCGCCGGGCGTCGAAAGCGGGCAGGTGCTGCGGCTGAAATCGCAGGGCGGGCCCGGCGTTCAGGGCGGCCCGCCGGGCGATGCGCTGGTGGAGCTGCACGTTCGCGCCCACCCCTTCTTCCGCCGCGAAGGCGACGACATCCACATGGATTTGCCGATCTCGCTGGCCGAGGCGGTTTCCGGCGCGCGCGTCCAGGCGCCGACGCCGAGCGGGCCTGTGACGCTGACGATCCCGCCCGGCGCGAACACCGGCATGGTCCTGCGGCTGAAAGGAAAAGGCGTGGGCGGGGCGGGCGATCAATTCGTCAAATTGCAGATCGTGCTGTCCGAGCCGGTGGACGATGAACTAAAGAAATTCGTCCAGAAATGGGGCAAGCGCGATTGGACGCCGCCCAGACCGCAAGGATAACGCCCGCAGGGTTAATCGTGGCGGGCGCGCGGCCGGTGCGTTCAGGCGTCATTCAGGGCTGAACCCGTACGAGAGCGCTCATGCGTCGCCGCTCCCTCCTTCTTGCTCTCGCCGCGCTGTGCGTCAGCGCGCCGGCGGCGTTCGCCGATCCTGGCGATCACCGCCATTGGCGTGACCGGGCGAACGCGAATGACGGCCAGCCGGACGACCGGGACCGCCATCCGCGGCCGGAGCGAGGCCCTGAACGCGGGTCTGAACGCGGGCCGGAGCATGGGCCTGGCGGCGGGCAGCGCTGGAGCCCTGACGACGCTCGCCAGGGCGTGCGCGAAGGGCGGCTGCGGCCGCTTTCGTCGATCGTGGGAGAGTTGCAGGGCCGCTATGGCGGGCGCCTTCT